CTTGTTAATGGTAATCATATCCCCATTCTTAAAATATTGTTTAACAATTGGAGAATAGATTGTAACTTTTTCTGATATTAATTGTGTGAGGTCTTTATCCGCAGAAAAAACCATAACTTGTTCATCTTTTGAGATTTTACAATAATACGCAATGAGATCATCACCCTCATTGTTTGTTACTTCAACTTGTCTTACAAAGATTTCTTCAAGGTATTGTTTAACTCGGGATTTTTGTTGAAGATATGATTCATACTTATACTCATTCATATCTTGTCTACGATTTGCCTTATACTGCGGATATAGAGATTTTCTGACGGATGAGTTGGAATCCCCATCCCATACGACAACCACTTTATCGTGATTGTGCTCGTCAAGAAATCGTCTAATAGTATTAATGAAATGGTATATACCCCCAATGTGTTCACCATCATTGTATAGGTCTTTTACACCATGAAAGGCAATCTTAAATAAATTATCGCCGTCAACCAAAAGTGTTTTTGTCACTTTATTAAATTAAATTGTTCAACAATTTTGTTACTTTTTTTCAAATTATCTTCCGCCCATAATGGTTGAAGATTTGTATAATGACATAATTTGTAAAGTTCTTCTTCATTTTTTGCAGATGATAGTGGAACTATATGGTCAATATGCCACTTGCTTCTATTACCCCAACTCATACCATCAGTAAATTTGTTTTCTAAATGTTCTTTTAAAAATTCAGGTGAACATCCAACAATATCAAAAGTTTTGTTTTTTTTAGTAATATTAAGTAAAGTTGTATATTTCCAAATTCTTGACCTCATTCCAACAATTAACGAATAAATAGGCGAATTTTCTTTTTTATTTTTTTCATAAAGATTTCTTTTATTTTTATTATTATTTCTATATATTCTACATTTCCCTAATAATTCTTCTTTATTTTCATAATAATATTTTTTTTTACGGTCTAAAATCTTGCTTCTATATTCTTCCCTATATTTTTTTTTATAATCTAAAATTTTTGATTTAACATCTTCATAGTGTTTTTTTATCTTATCTTTATTGTTATCTCTCCACTTTTTCTTCCTTGACTTAACATTTTCTCCTTTATAACTTTTTTCAATATTTTTTCTACATTCTTTACAAGAATATCTATATCCATCTTTAGATGATTTTAACACACCAAAATGACAAATTTTTTTCTCTTCTTTGCATTTAGAACAAATTTTAGTTTCCATTTTTAACATACTCTTTTAATAATTTATTAACAAGGGAAGACAAATTTATTGATTTGTCTTTAAAGTATTGTGGTAGTTCGGGATCAAGAGATACCGCCAGTTTTACTTTCTTTTTTTCATCATCAATTTTTTTTCTTCCCATATTAATAAATATCCACGAATATAGTAAAAGTATAATTATTTATATTTAATTATCTTCTTTTTCTTCTTCCTCTATCAAATCAAAATCGCCATCAGTACCAATAATATCTTTCCAATAATCAGAATACTCTTTTTTATATTTCTCTATATTAATTTTCTCCTCTGTACTGTCTTTTCCGGCAATGAATCCATGTGGTGTAACAGTAATTTTTCCGTCATCATAACCTAATCCTGAGATATGATTTTTCATTACAGATATTTTAGTTCTCATCGCAAACTTAATACTTCGTTTGTCTTTTGTTGCAGTAATTTTAGTAGTACCGGAGTCTTTTTGATTTCCGAATAAAAATACTAATGACGAATTTAACCAAATAGACTCGCCACCTTTAGCCTTAATTTTAGGTTGCCCAAATGGATTATCAGGAAGTTGTACCCAAGGTTGCGCGACAATAACTAATGTATTTTCATATTTAGATTCTGATTTACGAGAGCCCGAAATTCTTTGGTTAATTCCCATACCGATTTTGTCAGAAAGAACTCCTGCGTTATGTTGCTTCCCACCTTTACCATCATAAGTCATCTTACAAGGTACACTGCCCACAGAATCCCACATTATACATAAACTATAATCTAAATCACCTTTTGCCTGAGCGTCCAATAACTCATTAATGTAATCTGTAATTTGTTCAATGTAATCAAAGTTATTTTTAAAAAGGAAAAATCCGTCCCAATCTAATTCACCAGTCTTTTCGTCAACAACTTCTTCACATTCAAATCCCATAAGTTTCACATGTTCAAATGACCACTTTTGTTCTGTAATAATGAATACTGGTAAAATACCTTTTTTTTGAGCATCAACGGCAGTCTTAACCAATGCCGTTGTTTTTCCAGTATCTGAATGACCCAAAAGCATATTCAAATGACCAATTGCTGGTCCTGGTATCCCAACCGCATCCAAAAAATCAGGACCTAAGTCAAAAAACCTTTGTGGTTTATATTTTGCAGATGTCGAGAATTTGTCTTTGATAGACTTAAAATCATTTTTCTTAATTGCCATTTTCTATTCTTTTAATGTTGGGTAACTTGTTTACTTTGTTTCTGTTATAAAAGGTACTGTCCTCTTCGTAAAGAGTTCCGATTTCTTCTTCATGGAAAGTTGCAATTCTAATAACCGAAGTGCCATCCTCGTCTTCATCTTTTAACAAACCAAATAAAACAGTATCACCGATTTGCTTACTTCTCCCTGAGAAGTATCCTTTGTCTTTTAGTCGACTCAAGATTTCATAGGACAACATTTTATTGTCTTTTAACTGTAAGTCAATTTCTTCTTTAAACGTCATGTGTTAAAAATTAATCATGTATGGTACCATACATGATACCATACATGATGTTTGTGTTTAATTAGAAAGGTAATTCGGTATCTGGTTCGTCATTAACCTGAGGATCATTATATTTTGGTTTTGATCCACCAATGGTTTCTTCAGACTCAGTGGTACTTGCGTAGGTGTACCCGCCCTTTTCGTTGTCCCAACGAGGTGTTTCTCCACGAGCAATAGCTTCAAGATAATCCACAGGTTTCTTAGAATAAACATCAGTCCAAGATAACTCATCGTTAATCCACGCTTTTGCTTGTTGTTCGTCAACATGAACAGGAGCTGGATCATCATACATAATAGTCGATACTGTGGTGTACTCTTTACCCTTTGGGGTCTTTGCTTTGGTTAATTCAATAACAAGATCTCTACCCTTTTCAGAATCGGTGATATCACCTTTATTTCTCCAAATAGGAATGATTTTGTCAAGAATACCTTCGTTCTTGAAATTGTGTTTAAATCTCCAGAATTTAGGTCCGTCTTCTTCGTGATCTCTGTCAACAACCTTTACAATGTAGAATTTACGAGACTTGTATTGTTTTGCCAATTCTTTGTCTGATTCTTTGCCTGTCGACATTAATTCTTCGTAAACCTCATTTAAAGGTGAACGCTCATTGTCATTCTTTCCCGGATCGTAGAACTTATTCCATTGTCCTCCCACCTGAATTTCATGATACCAAGCCTCTTTAAACGGTGATGAACCGTCCTGTGTAGGAAGAATTCTGATCTTCCTTTGTCCTGATTTCTCCTTATCACCTAAGATAAGAGCAAAATACTTTTTCATTCTTTCGTCTTGCGACATTTTAGATTGGGCCCCGCCCTGTCCAAGTTTGGACTTTTCATACTGTGCCAATACGGCGTCTAATGCACTCATAAATTAAAATTTAAATTAAACTAATACTGCAAAGATAAGTTATTCTTTTGTCTTTGTCAAATAAAAAAGACTCCAATTGGAGTCTTTTTGATATTTCTTATCGTTTGAATTCGTTATCGTAACTATCCCCTCCTCCAGGTTGAAATGAGTTTTTAATATCACTTACATTAATATCCTTAACTTGGTCTGCGGTTAAAACATATTCATTTTTTCCCGTCTTTTCCATCTCATCTTTCTTATCATCAAAGAAATCCGATAACTTTTGATTAAAAGGATAAGAATCATATGTTCTTAATTCCAACTTCTCTTCAGGTGTTTTTTCCCTGTATTTCTCTATCTTAGTTTCAAGAGCATTAAGTTTTCCCATAATCTTATCCATCTCACCTAATTTGGATTCCAAATTTGAAAGTTGTGAGAATAGGTTACTAAAATACTCCTCTTGTTTAGATTCTGCGTTTTTTTGAGAATTAACTAAATCAGTAATATCCAATTCTTCACTTCCTTCATCTGTATTTTTCTCTTCACTATCACCTTTGTCGTCAATCTTTTCAACATCAGGATCTGCATTAACATCTACTTTTTCAGATGTTGCTGCATCAGGTGCTGGTGGTGCTTCAGCTGCAGATGGTGGTGGAGGCGGTACTCCAGCTCCTTCGGCTCCCGCCTCGGGGGCTAATGGACCTAAATCATCAATACCATCAATTGCTCCTGGAATTGCGGCTTGTTCTACAATATATTTGTCAATATTTCTATATCGTTGGATTTCACCTAATATTTTTTCGTCTATCTTCATTTTATTATCCGTTTAAAAGTTGTTTTATTCCTTTTGCTGTTTCCACTCTAACTCTACGGTTAGCGGTAATTTGATGTCCGGCTCTTTCGATAAGACCATCTCTAACTCTCACAGTATAACAGTCTCCAGTATCCAAGTCACAAACTTGTTTTGTACCGTCCCCGTTATCTTCTTCAGAATATCTTACAGATTTTCCAAGGTAATTGTCTAATGTTGATTTTAAATTCATAAAAATCTTTTCTTATAAATATGTTGTTATGTTATAAAGTGAAAGGTTCACTATAAACCGTTTCCAATTTAACCTCATTACCACCTACCGCATTCGGTCCGTATGGATAATATTGAATCTTCAATTTAAAT